TAGGAGCGTTAAAACTTGCCGTAATTGAATTTTCATTAGTTATTGTTGGTCTTTTTTTTTTACCCACAATTTTAGCGTCAAAAGTTTTAGCAAGCCATTCCTCGTCTAATTCATATTCCTGCATTAAGCCATTGACGATAGTCCAATATTTATCTAAATCAACATCTTCTTTAATTTCAATCCATTCAAAAACATCATCAACAGATAAGTAGTTGTAACCTTGTAACTGCAATAGAGGAATCAATTCATCATTGACGGTAAACGTAATATCACGTCTATCAGCTTGACTAATTTTATAATCTAATGAGCGTTCGTGTACTTCTGTATTTGAACGATTGGCTGCATTTTGACCAAGGGTATTAGAACCAACAATAACACCGGCTATTTCGTTGCTATTTTGTTCAATGAATTTAGAATATACATTGTAAGCATCGGTTCTGTTGGCTTCGTCAAATTTAATGGTAGTTCCTTCAGGGAATACACCTACTGAAGCTTCAGCTAATGCTAACAATTGTTTTTCAACATTATCAATATGCGTTGTATTGCTGTTATTGGTAGTTGCTGAAATTAGTGGCATACCAAACTTTTCGCAAAATTCTGCCCAGGACTGCGCTACGTTTCGTTTCCAAATTAAGTTTGGAATAATATCGTTTATTAATCCTAAATGATTGTCGGGGTTTAGTTCCAATACCCACGGTTTATGAATAGGATCATTATATTCTACGTAATTCTTGTCTTTACTTAAATCAGGGTAAAAACGTTTTTGTGATGGCACGGTATTACGAGGTGGCAATACTGCAAATTTAATGCTGTGGCCATTAAACTCTAAAAACTCAATTACTCGAGTTCCTAAAATAATAGAATCTAGTTCGGTATTTAAATATTTGTAAAACCATTTTTGTTGAAACAGTTCAGAACCCAATTCGTTAATTTGCCCTGTTTTGCGGTTTCTAATTTGAAACCCACAACTTAAGGTTGCAGACTTACGCAATAGCACTTGTGTTTTGTAAGTTCCATCCGTAACTAAATCGTCTTGCAAATCAAAATAGCGCGTAAAACGAGGCGTGTCTATATGGTCAATTGCCATTAATGCCAATCGCCAGGTTTGAATTTCTTTTCTACTACGATCTTTGTACGCTTTTGCCACTTGCATTATAAGCGAATTGGCATTTTTTTTACCTGATTTTATAGGCTGCGTATCTGTTTTTGCCACAGGGTTTAAATTGCGCCCCTGTTTGTTTTTAATTCTATTATTTGATTTACTTCTCATAAAAAGTATTTTAATGCCTTAAAATTGAGTTTAAACGTGTTTTAAATCGCTTTAACTACCATTTGTTATCTGTTGCTTTGTATTTACTTGTTAATCTAAACATGTCTTTTACTTCGCCTAGCTCATTAGTTAATAGTGGCAGATCAGCGTTACTATTGCCTTGCGCAATCATTTTTAACCATTCCAACGCGTCTTGATAGCGGTTGGATCGGTGCTCAGGTATTTTGTTTGGAGCTAAAGAGCAATACAAATGGTACAGTGCGCAATCAATTACTATCATTACGATAAAGGAATTTCTAGTATCTAATTGCTCTCCCTCGCCTTCTGCAGGTGGTAATAATGGCGCAAAAATTAACGCTACGTCATATCGTCCGGCTAAATAGTTTTTAATTTGTGCTATTGCCATTTGCTCTGCGCTTAATAATTTGGTGCTGCTATAATTTTCAAGCAGTATATTTTTGATCTCGGTACGGATTAACACGTCGTAATCGGTATCTTTTAAAAATCTACTCATTAGAATCTATTTTTTTTGTTTTTAATCAATTCCTTTCTACTAATGGCTTTTGGTTCGAACTTGGTTACAAAGGTTATTTTGTTTACTTCAGCTATTCCAGATTGTAAAAAATCGGGTCCGTCATCATTAGCACCGCTACCTTTTTCAAAAGCGTACAATTGGTCTTCCATAGTTTGAAAGTCGTTATTGCCTTTGTATTTTGAATTGAAAAAAACGTTCCTGCGCTCAAAATACCCTGCCATACTTTCAACCCTATCAAACTTATCGGCTTTGTTTTTTTTGTCGGCAGTAACTGGTACGTAGTAGCCTCGCTTATCGCCTTCTAAATCAAAATCGTTTACAAAATCATCCATCGCAAACAAGCCTTCAATTTTATAGCGAATGTTATGCTCTAGTAGTTTTTCATCTTCAACCAAATTGTACAACCATTCGGCAAGTGCTTTTCTTGAAGATTGACGTAGGTAGCAAAATATTAAATGAAAATCACGCCCAATTTTTCCAACCAAACCCATTCCTTTATAATCTCCTGCATCTTTATAACTTAAATCGCCGTAGAAACACAAAGCATCGTACTGATCAAGTGTTGGAAACTCTTTGTACTGGATGTGGTCAGGTTTAAAAATTTCACCGTCTTGTATGTGTACGTGCATATACTCGCGCATAAACGAGCGATACGGTGTTTCTTCAAACTTTGCACGCCAATAATTAGCATCGGTTTTTGCTGGCCAAGTAGGTTCAAAGGTGTGCAGGTCTTTCACTGCTTTAGCGGTAACAACAAAGTGTTTTATTTTTCTACGAGCTGCACGTGCTTTTTCGTTGATTCTTGCAAACTCCTGTTTTAATTGGTTAATAATGGTATTTTTATGAAAGTTGTTATTAGCGCAAACGAAGCGTTTGCGTTTAGAACCTTCATCAAAAGTTCCTTTTAAATCTTCCCAAACCCATTCATACGCTTTGCGTGAGCGTTTTTCATTGTTACAAAGTTCTTTGCTATCAACGTCATCAATGACTATATAATCAGGTCGTTCGGCTTGTTCGCGCAATCCACGTACCGATTGACGAAAACCACGACTTACAAATTTTGCGTTGTCAATGGTGCTAAAATCACCTTCAGACCAATCGCCGTATTTATAGCGTTTGCCGTAGTCGTTAATTAAACGTTGGTTGTATTGAAGTTGCGCCTGAACATCGGAAATTAATTTTTTGCCCTTGTCTACAGTTTGTCCAATAAGCAACATAAAACGTAGTTGTTTTGTAAAGTACAAATACAACGGAATACCCATATCTGCGTGTACAGATTTTGCTCCAGAGCGATAAATTTCAAGTAAAATATCAATAATAGAATTATTGATAATTAAGTCAGCCATTTCAACATGATAGTCGGCACAGGTAACTTTTGCATACATTGGAAAATAATACTCAAACCAAGTAACATAATTAAGTTCTAGCTGTTTGATACGTTTTAATTTATCGGCAGGCTTCTCATTTATGTTAATGGTGGTAGATTGCTCAATTTTTTGGCAATGCTCCTCATATTGCTTGAGTAATTTTTCATGTGCCTTATTCATTAGCCTTCTAGATTAATTTTGTATAGTAAAAATTGTTTGTGCCATTCGGTAAACTCAACTGCCAATTTAGCGTCCTGGTCAGCCATCCAGTTATCGAACTCTTTAAAGACTGAAAAAACTACTTGTACACTTATTTTGTCGGAAAGTGTTTCAATAACCTTATTAATTTTGGCTAAGGCGTCGGCATCAATTACAGATTTTTCTCCGCCTGAAACTTTCATAAGTTCCTTCATAAGTATTTCACGAATCTTATGAGGTGATGCTAACATTTCGGCACGTTGATCGTCCCAACTACCAGCGTTACGCCATTTAGAAATTGTTTGTTCAGAAACGGCTAACATTTCTGCAATAGCCTTGGCTGTCATACCATCTTGTATAAACATACCTTCTGCCATTACCTTCTTTGCTTTGTTTGTAAGCAGTTTTGTCATTGATTTTTACTACAAAATTGCTTTAAAAACAAGGTGTAAACTAAAATTGTTGCAAGCCTTGCGGACAATTTTTTTTAACCTGAAAATCCACTTCATCTTTGTTTCAAAGTTTAAAAAATGATTTTATCAGTTAATCAAAATACGCTTACTGCTTACGGTATTATCTGGAGAGGTAACGGTATGGATTTCGTGTCGGCACTTACTCAAATGGAAGGTTTATATAGTAACATTACTATAAAGCTACATACTGATGGCGGTTCTGTTTTTGACGGAAACTTGATTCATAATGCCATTAAAAATTCAAAAGCAAAAATCACTTTGCAAATTGTTGGTATTGCGGCATCTATGGGTGCTGTCATAGCGCTGAGTTGTGATGAAGTGTATATGGTTGAAAATGGCTATATGATGATTCACGAAGCTTCAGGTGGAACTGAAGGCACTGCGTTAGATCACGAAAACAATGCAAAACTACTTCGATCTATTAATTCCAATTTTCTAAAAAAACTGATAAAAAAAACAGGTAAAGCAGAAAGTTATGTAAAAAAATGGCTTACAACAGGCGATAACTGGTTTGATGCAGATCAGGCGCTACAGGAAGGATTGATTACCGGCATTATTGATGCCGAAACAGATATAGAGGCTATAAATCCTCAGCAATTAGGCGTGACAGAAACCTATAACCGTTTTTCTGCCTTATTAATTCCAAAAAACACAACGCAAATAAATTTAGACAACAATATGAAAAAACCAATTATTGATGCTCTTGCCTTAACTGGCGTAACTGAGCAAAGTTCAGACACGGCAGTTATTGAAGCCGTAAAGAAACATTATGAGGCTAAGGAAGCACAAATTCAGGCAAAGCTTGATGCTGAAAAAGCACTTAGAATAGCTGCAGAAAAAAAAGTGACAGATCAGCACACGGCTGATGTAACAGCTTTAATTGCTACGGCAAAAAAAGAAGGAAAAATTACCGTAGATCAGGAAGCTACTTATGTAGCAATTGCGGACAAGTCTGGTATTGAAGCTCTAAAAACTGTTTTAGGAGCAATCCCAGCGCGTAAACCAATTGCAGGACAATTTCAAAATAACGGCAAAACAGAAGAAACTGTTGTAGGTCGTGAAAACTGGGACTGGGATAAATGGCAAAAAGAAGATCCTAAAGGTTTAGAGGCCCTATCAAAAGAAACTCCTGAAATTTTTCAGGCATTGTACAACCAAAAATACAAAAAATAAGTAATGAAAAAACAACGAAAACTTTCAGCAGCGGCTATACTAACTAACATTTGTTTAGCTATTTTAACAGCCTTTTTAATAGGCTTTGTAACAGGCTTTGATGTGCTATTAACAAGTATTGTAATCCTTGCAGTTGGCACAGTGCCGCAAT